GTCGTGAAAAACGACAATGCAATCAAACAGGCGATTAAAAATCTAATTATGACTACGCCTGGTGAAAAACCATTTCAACCTCTAGTAGGATCTAATATATCAAAATTATTATTTGAACCTCTAGACGATTTTACAAGTGATGCTATCAAACAAGAGGTCATAAATACGATTAATCGTTTTGAACCTCGCGTACGTTTGACAGGAGTTAGAGTACAACCTCGTTATGATAGAAATACATTCAATGTAACGATTGTGTTTAAAATAGTTGGAATCCCAATCAACGAAACTATCGAGTTCGTATTACAGAGACCTGAATAATGCAACCAAATAACCTCACAGCATTAGACTTTGAAGATATCAAAGCATCAATCAAATCCTATCTAAGAAGTCGGAACGAATTTACGGATTATGACTTTGAAGGATCTTCTTTATCGTATCTTATCGACACATTAGCGTATAATTCATATTATACTGCATTTAATGCTAATATGGCGATGAACGAGGCATTTTTGCCTTCTGCTACTATTAGAGATAATGTTGTTAACGTTGCAAAACTCTTAAATTACGTTCCACGTTCAATTACTTCATCTAGAGCATGCTTAAAACTAGATGTACAAACAACACAGACTGCAGGAGCATATCCTAGTAGCATAACATTAAGAAAAGGTGCTATTGCATCTGGTGGAAATTATATTTTTAACATTTTAGAAGATATTACAACTACTGTTAGTCCTAGCACAGGTATTGGTACTTTCGACAACGTAATGATCATGGAAGGTAGTATAGTCACCTTCCAATACGTTGTTAATACCTTTGCAACTCAGGTTTATAAAGTTCCTTCCGAGGATGCAGATATTACAACTCTTTCTGTTAGGGTAAAACCTAATGAATCATCAACAACATCAGATTTATACAGTCTGACTGATACAATCACTGATTTGACTGCAACTACTCGTGCATACTTCCTCAGTGAAGGTGAAGATATGCGTTATGAGGTAAAATTTGGTGATGATACTGCAGGTAGAGCATTAAAAGATGGAGAAGTCGTACTTTTAGAGTATTTGGTTACTTCTGGTGTGGAAGCAAATGAAATTACAACATTTTCGTTTATAGGACAGATTGTAGACAATGTTGGAAGTGCTTATAGTGGCACATCAGTCACTTTGAGCATGAAAGAGAAGTCACAACTCGGTGCTGCAGCAGAAACTTTAGAATCTATTAAATATAATGCGCCAAGATACTACTCTGCACAATATAGAGCAGTAACAGCACAAGACTATGCGTTAATTACTAAAAAAGTGTATTCTAACGCCGATTCTGTTGTTGCATATGGCGGAGACTCTTTAAATCCTCCAATTTACGGAAAAGTCTTTATTGCAATTCAAACTAAGACTGGTTCTTTACTTAACGATGCAACTAAAAAGTCAATTTCTGCAGATTTGAGAAAATATGCTATGGCATCAATTGATCCTGTAGTTATCGACCCAGAACAGATGTATTTGTATTTGAAAGTCTTTGCACAATACGATCCTGGCACTGCATCTAATACTTCCGATATCAAAACTAATATTCAGAACGGAATTAACGATTGGGCAACACAAACTCAGATTAATAACTTTAATTCTACATTTAGAGCACAAGCATTTGAAAAAGCGGTGACTTTATCTGATAATAGTTTGAGTGATGTGTCTTTACAACTTTCTATCTTAAAATACATCTATCCAAACACAAATCAGACTAATACTTACTGTATTGCCACTGGTGCGGATCTATATGATAGTGCTCCAAGTAATTCCGATGGAACTACTTGTAAAAAGGAACCTATATTGCTTTCAGGACCTTTTAGAACAGCAGATAGACCAGGAATTGATCAACAGTTTGAAGATGATGGTTTTGGCAACTTAAGAACATTTTATAACACTGGTAATAAGAAAGTATATACAAATAATGCTGCAGGAACTGTAAATTATGCTACAGGTCAAATTTGCTTTGGTCCTGTTAATATAATTGGTTCAGGTGTCAATACACCTCCAACTGGATCTATAACAATTACAGATTCAACAACTGGTGTAGGTTCCGTAACAAATGCAGATCTACTTCCTACAGGTCTTCAGATTCCTGTTCTGTTTATTCCTGCAAACGTTGCATCTATTCCTGCTGCAACACCAGGAACTATTATTAATATTATAAATCCAGAGGTTACAGTTGTTCCAGTAGGTACGACTCCACCTCCCACAATCCCTCTAAATAGTTTGACGCCATCAGTGTTTAATACGGTTCCCACAACTATTACTGTTGCTGATATCTCAAACGCAGGTGATCTAACATCCTCTTCTTGCTTCTAGGTGTAGATGAACATTAATAAGGTCTCTCAGTCAGTTGTTTCACAGACTCCAGATTTTATTGGAAACGATTATCCATTATTCAATAAATTTATTGAATATTACTATCGTTCTCAAGAAAAAACTGGTTTAGGGCAGAATATTGTCAATGAGTTTTTACAATATCTTGATATTGATAAACTTAACATCGATATTCTTGATGGTGCTACAAAGTTGGTTGAATCGACAACTACAACTGCTGATGAGATAGTAGTTGAAAGTATTGACAGTTTTTTAACTAAAGATGGTTCTGTTTTAATTGGTAATGAAGTAGTTTACTATGAATCTACTACAGCATCACCAAACATTGCTCTCAGTCCTGGTATTTCTTACGAGCAAGTAAAATTAAAGTGGACAACTCTTGCAAGTCTTCTAGATTCCTTTGATGGCACTACAGTTAGGTTCAATTTAACATCTCAGGATAGTCCAGTAGCAGCACCTTCTGCACAACACTTAATTGTTTCTCTTTACGGAAAAATATTAACACCTGGTATTGATTATACAGTTGATGGCACTGCTATTGTCTTTACTACTGCTCCTAGGACAAGAATTCCTGCAGATGACTCAACTTCAACGTATATTACATATCAAAGTGGTTTTGTTGAGAATCCAATTGTTGCAATAGATAATTTATCTGGTTCTTTCGGTGAAGGTAAGAGACAGTTTACCATGACAAGAAATGGTTCTCCTTATGAACCTGTTGTAGGTGAATATGTCTTAGCAATTTACGATCAACGTCTATTAGTTCCTAAAGTAGACTTCTTTATTGATAAAGATCAGTTTATTTTTCTTACAGCACCTCTAAATGGAAGATTTCTCTCACTATACTCAATTGAAGCACCTATTCCTTCATTTGGATCTGGTGCTCTGGGGTACTCTCGTGTTGACGATAATGGAACTTTAACTAGCGTTTCTGTAAACGAAAATGGTAGTAATTATCGTTTTGAATATCCTCCTAAAGTCACTATCAACTCTGCTGCAGGTAGCGGTGCTTCTGTAACTGCACTTGTAAATGGTATTAAGACTTTATCACTTTTAGAAGGTGGTAAAGGATACAGCGATACTAACCCTCCTGTAGTTCAAGTTCAATCACCAACAAAACCTGGTTCTGTAGCAGCAACTCTTAAAGCAACTGTAACTAACGGTAGTGTTTCTGAGATAGAAGTTATTAGTTCTGGTAGTGGATATACATTTACACCTAGAATCACTTTCAAGCAACCTGGCGGTGCTGTACTAGGCACCTGTCCTATTGTAGGGGGTCAGGTATCAGGAACTATTCCTATTACTGATGGTGGTTTTGGATATACTACAGTCCCCACAATTTATATTGATGAACCAACGGGAACTAATCCTATTAGAGCAACTCTAACTCCTGTATTGACTGATGGCGTAATAACTTCTATTACAATTACTAATGCAGGTCAAGGATACATCACTACTCCTAGAATATCTGTAGTTGATCCAGTTGGTGCACAGGTCTTGTCTACAACTGTTGATTCTAATGGGCGTCTTGTAGCAATTGAACTATTAGATGGTGGTAGCGGATATGATGACGTACCTTCTGTTTATGTCGTAGATAATAGAGTAGATGCGACAGGAGCATATGCGGGCGGAACTGGTGCTACTGCAACTGCTGCTATATTCAACGGTAGAATTACTGATATTAATATTACTGCTTTTGGTTCTGGTTATAGTGCTGCAAATCCACCTGAGATTGTAATCCAAGCACCTCCTCAAGCAAAAGCATCTGCAACAGTTGGTCTTAATGAAGTTACTGGATTTAAAGTAAATCAGTCAGGTAAAGGATATTCAAAATCAAAACTAGTTGGTTGTGCAAGAGCAGCAAGTGGCATCACTTCTTATACTGAAGATGGTAACGCTGTGTTTACAAATAACACCACTGCAGTAGCATCTGCTATCGATACTCCTGTAAAATGCCTTGATGCTTTATTTGTAAAACGTTTACTAGACAAATATACAGAACAGTTCTTACCTGATGTTCCAGAACTAGATTACAAAAAAATTGATGTTAGAACAGCAATCAAGACAATTAAAGATTTCTATACTGCAAAAGGAACATCTTTCAGTATTAGTTACCTCTTTAAACTGCTATATGGTGAACAGGTAAGTATTACTTATCCAAAAGATCAAATTATCAAACCCTCTGCAGCAACATGGTCTATTGACACTATTTTGCGTGCAACTTTGGTAAGTGGAGATCCTACCAATATTAGAGACGGTTTATTAACTCAAGATGCTGATATTGCTGATGTTAACGTGGCAGCAGCGAGTGCTTTGATTGAAAACTATATTTCTATTAAAACTTCTGACGTAGAAATTTTTGAACTTGTTCTTTCTGAAGAAACTATCACAGGTTCTTTTACAGTTCCTTATAAAACAAAACTTGCTGAACCTTTAGGCACTGAAGACAGTATTATCACTGTTGACTCTACAATTGGTTGGCCAGAGAGAAACGGTGAGTTTTTAATCGGAAATAGTGAAGTTGTAAGATATAAAGAAAAATCACTCAACCAGTTTATTGAGTGTACACGTTCTGTTAATAATATTGTTGAAGATTGGGATTCTGCTACCGAGGTTGCTTCTAACTTCTCAGTTTTCGTTAACAAAGGCACTCCTCAGGAAGTTGTCATGAAAATTGTTGGTATCGTTGATGCTCAACAAACAACTCTTACTGATACTGGTTCATATTACTTACCTGGTGATAAATTAACAGTTTCTAAGTTGGGTGGAACAGGAACTAACTCTGAACTTACAACTTGGTTGTATAATGTTAAAAAATTAATTAATATCAGTAGTATTACGTTTGGTGGTGTTAATAATCAGTCTGCAACTGTAACTTGTTCTAATAATCATGGTCTTTTAGTTGGAGATCAGGTTACAATCTATGGTGCTAACCCAATCATCTATAATGGAACTTTTTTAGTTACATCTAGAGATAGTAATACAGTATTCCAATATCAATTACCACAACCTGCTACAGTCGTACCTCAAGGTAATA